AGATTGCGTTCTATCACTAATGCAAAGTTTATTATTGCACTTGATAACGATACCTCTGGGATTGGCGAGAAATGTGCCAATGAAGTAGTCAATAGTATTACTAATGCAGTTTCCAGATTGCCCTCTATCATTGGTGACTTCAATGATTTGTATTTAGAGAAGGGATTAGAACAAGTTAAGTTAGAGTTAGTTGAGTCTAAATTTAATATTAGACAATACGCTATTAGAAACTTGGTTGAAGAACCAAAACCAATAGAGTGGTTAGTAGATAGTTTCATTCCATTTGGTAAACCTGGAATTATCGCGGCGGTTGGTGGTGTTGGTAAATCTTTATCAATGATTCAATTAGCTTTAGGCATTGCAACTGGCGGTGATTGGTGGGGTAAAACTATAAAACAAAAAGGCTCTACTGTAATTTTTGCAGCTGAAGACGATCTTGGCGAAGTACATAGAAGGATTGATGCGTTAGACCCATTAGGTTTGCGTTTTCAATCCGAGTATGACGTTTATGTATTTCCTATTCCAGAACAAAAAGAACCAATGATTTTATTAAGAGAAGAAGGTATTACGTCCCAAGCAACTGAATTAGTAGAAGAATTAAAGACAATACCAAACTTAAAACTGGTTGTATTCGACCCATTACAAGCATTTACGACTGGTAATATTAGTTCAAGTAATGAGGTTGGCCAGTTGTGGGGTAGTTATTGTGCAAATATAAGTGCAAGAATAGGTGTCACGACTTTAACAGTTCATCATCTCTCGAAGACGGCTCTTACTAATGATTCAGATGATGCACTTTCGCATAGAGCCGAGATAAGAGGTGCTTCAAGTATTACTGATTCAGTTAGGTTTGCGATAGCTATGTGGTTAGCGGATAACGATACTTGCGAGAAGATATGTATGGAGCAAGGTATTGAAGTAGATAGAATGGCAGTTGTAAAAGCCAGTTTAGTCAAAAGTAATTCTGGCAACGTAGATTATGCAACCAAAACACTGGTTAGACGTGGTGCAGTTTTAGAAATTTTAGATCAAAATAAAAAGTCCTTTGATTGGGATTAAGGAGTAAATTAAATGAAATGTTGGCAATGTAATGAACAATTAATATGGGGTGGCGACCATACGGGTGAAGATTATGGAAATGAAGATTATGAAATTGTCACTAATTTATCATGCCCTAAATGTGATGCGTTAGTTATGGTTTACCACCAAAAAAAAGAAGGAGTAAATTAAATGAATGGAAAGGGAAGTGACCAACGACCAAGACAAATAGATAAGAAAATATTTGAGGATAATTGGGATAGGATATTTAGTAAGAAAAAGACCAAAAAAGAGTCTAAAAAAGACAAAAAGAAGGATAATTGATTGGGTACCCATATACCCAATAGCAGGGTACCCATATACCCAATGATTGACCATACGGGTACCCATATATCCAAGACTAGACTAATAGAGAGAGTGAGCCTGTCGGCTCATCTCTCAGGGATAAAAAGTATCAGTAATATTTACCGATAATGTTGGGTTGTAATACTATAACAAACCATTACATGAATCGATAAAACTTTAGGAGCAAAATGAAACAGTTAGAAGCAAGAATGGTAGAAGCGAGAGATGAATTTTATAGGAATAAGCGGAGGAAAGGTTTCATGGCGTTCTGGTGGTTAGACCCGTTGCATTATTTATTAGTGTTGGAGGTTGCTATTGCTGACGCGAGTAGCAAGAGCATTAATTTTGAAGCAATAGTGAAACTATTGCCGAACAGTATGGGGAGTCGGTCAACGGTAGCAACGGTGTTAGAGGACTTTGTAGCGAGAGGATATATGTGCAAGAAGGTAGGGAAGGATAAAAGGGAGAGAGTCTATACGATTTGCCCAGACTCGATGGTGTTAATGAATGATTGGTTTACGAAAAGGGATTTTAGTCTCAAGGCGGTTAGTTAGTTGAAGGATACGAAATGGTGGTTGGTAGTCGAAGCGATTGAAAAGCCAGAGAAGAGTGGGTTGATTGGATACGGTGTAGCCATGAAGTATAAGAGCTATTCGAAGCTGAAGAAGGTTGTGTGGAAGTGGTACAAGAAGCATTTAGGCAGAACCGATTTAAAGGGTAGGGAGAAGCTCGTATTGTATGCTTTGTGCGAGAGGTATTCGGCTCAAGATTATTCTAGCCATGATGCGGTTAGCTACTTGGCGTTAATGATTGGTATGAACAGAAAGACCGTTAGTAAAGGTATTCAGAATCTTATGGATCAGAACATTATTTGGTGTGCGATTGACGGAGAGAGGAAAGTATTGCGAAGCCTAAAGAGAGGGGTTCAGCATAAGCATTTCTTGTTCGTTGGTTTAGGTGTGATGTTGGAGAGAGAAAGCCAAGAAGAGTAATATACTTTAGGGGGTTTTGAGATACCCTTCTCAGCTTCCGTGATTGGTTAATTATACCTGTCTTTTTGATAAGTTTCTTTAATTTGGTTTTTAGTGACTCGTCTCACTTGTTTGGTTTCCTCGTCAAGAAAAGCAACTCTTTTAAGTTTGTTTTCTTTATAGTCTCCTCGGACGTAGCCAAAGATTGTTGTTCCGTGTATTTGTACTCTTATCATTTAATATCCCTTTTTAATTTTAAAAAATTTATCTATGAAATCCATTAGCGGATAGTTCTTTTCACATTCCGCCCACGCGGTTATTTCATCGGCGAAATGCAAAAGTGTTTCTTTGCTTTCAGGTTCGTAGCGTTTAATTCTAGATTTAAAGCTCTTGTTATCTTCTGCTTCTAGGTGTTGCGTTGCTAATTCCCTTGCTTGTTCGTAAATATATTTATTGGTCTCTAATATAAATGCGGTTGCTTGTTCTAGTTGGTGCGGGTCAATCTTCATTTTTAACGTGTTTAATAACTTCTTTATAATAAAAGGTATCATTCTCTATTTCTTGAATGATTGCCCTGCCTACTTCTTCCCTCGTTGGTTCTTTGTTGCCTACGAATATATTAAATTCAATAGGCATAAACTCAACCGTATAGACTCTCTCAACAGTTTTAATTGGTGCTGATTTTAAGTCGCGTTCTATTTCTATTAATTCTCTTGTTCTATCTCCTTCATTAGACATTTTTATATCTCCTTTGCTTCAAATTCTATATTACCCAAATCTATTAGGTCTGTTGCATGGTCAATAGCTTCGTATTCGTTTTCACAATCGCATACTTCTATCTCAATACTCGCAGTTATTATGTATGTTTTAGACATTTTTTTCCCTCCTAGCTTTCGCTTTCTTGTTGGTGTTATCTCTCACCATTTGTATATCGGGTTGGATATCTTCTAAGATTGTTTTTCTAACTTCGCTAACTGTTAGGCCGTTTAGGTCTTTAGTTAGTATTTGAATATCTCCGATCTTGGGTATCCATGTTTGATGATATTGCTTCTCTTGGTTGTTAATGGTGTAGCACCAGTCAATGATTAAGCCGTTAATGTTTATTGAAAATATCATTGGTCTTGTTTCCTTTGGTAAATTTCAGAACAATATTTACCACCAGTCATAGACATTGCACACGCAATTTGATGTAAATTATTGATAGGAAATTCCCTTAACTCATCTTTAGTTATGTAATCTTTTTCTTTTAAAAAGTGTTTTACATCTTTGGGTTTTATGACCCAGGTAATAACATCTGCATTATCATCACATATATATATTTTCATCTGTCTTTATCCTTGATTATTAGTGCGACTGCATAAAGGCATACGGCCATTATTGTTAGTATTGGTATTAGTTGCATGTCCATTTAGTTTTGCTCCTCGTAAATCCATTCAACCTCTAGGTCTTCGGGTATATATTCAACGCACCAATTTTCATCAGCTCTTTGCTGTTCTTCTTCTGTGTAAAGGTGTTGTATTTCTTCCCAGTTTTCTATGTGTCGCGTAGGAAACTCACCTGCACAATTAATAGCACATTCTTCTATGCTTACACCTTGACACCATAAGCCTATAATTTCGTCCTTATCATATTCTGATAATATCCAAGGTATAAATTCATTACGATTTAGTTTAAATGTTAGTTGTTTCATTAGTCTTGCTCCTCCTCGCATTGTGTTAGCCAGTCGTCAAAGTCGTTAGCTAATTCATCAGGCATATCATTATTTAAAATAACTGGTTTAGGGTTGTCGCTCCATTCAACTAAGATAGTAGTTGATACTATTCTTCTTGGATTACTCATTAGTTTTGCTCCTCAATAAAAGTATCATTCATTTTTAATTTATTGATATTTGGTATTAATGGTAAACCTGACATTGACAAAAAATCTTTTTTGATTTGACTGCCTCCCACAACTTTTGTATATCTATATTTTCCTTTATAAAATTCTTTTTCTAAAGCAATATACTTAAATATCTTTTTCTCTGCTCTCATCACTTCCCCCTTTGTGTTGGTTTACCATTTGGAAAGGTTAAAGCGGTGCTAAACGCTTTCCAGTCCTTTGGTGTCATTGCTATCTCTACTTTGTGAATAGGCGTATTGTCTTTTAGTCCGTACTTCTTGCGTAGCTGTCCTATGATGCTTTTACTTGATTTGGTTTTCATTGTTGCACCTCTATAATCATATTGTCCTGATATGGTTTATCATCAACAAACCATTCATAATTTCTTTGATAAATATTAAACGGTGAAAATTCATGAATTCTAGATTTAGTTGTATTGGTATACCAGCCATTGGTATTAAGAATAATTTTATCTTTATAATGAATAACTACTTCTGTATTATGTAGCCTTATACCCAACCCGCCATCGTCTCTAACAACTAAATATGTATTGTTAGCAAGTTTTCTTTTTCTTGTCTTTGATAGTTCTTTTAATTTTTTATATGTATTCATTGTTGCACCTTATGTATTGATAATTAAATCTGATTCTTGAAATCTTTGCTTAACGTGTCGCAAAGCGTCATTGACGCACATATGATATTCAAAGTCGCCTATTTCATCTTGAAATAAATCGTCTTTATATATTCCGCCATCAAACTCTTCTTTATTGATAAAGATATCGTAGGTGATGCCACGCTCACAAGATGACTCGGTCATAAAGATTTCGACCTTGCCAATATCTAAAGGAAAACAACAATATACAATGTCGTTATCCTCCTCATAATCAACCATGGCTTGCTCGTATTCTATAAATTTATCTGTACTCATTACGCCACCTTTTGAGATTGTGAATCATTAAAGCCAACAACATAGCCCAATAATTCTTGCTTATTGTTGAATCTTTTAATATCGGTTTCGGCTGTAGAATGTAGCCTAATAGTTATATTATGAGTATCAAAATAAATGCTTTCTATGTCACTTGGTTTGTATTGATTAAAACCATTTTTTAAAATGTGTTGAGTAAAATTCCAACATTGGTGGGCTTGATAATATTTATCATAACCTGACAGTCTGAAATAAATATTTTCTTTGTTTCTTTTGAATTCGGTTTCTTTTTCTTTGCGAAATCTTATGCTTAATTGTTCTAATGTTTCGTTTGTATCTGTCATGGTTTACCTCCTAAAGTATTACGTTTGACTTCCCTATGATACCTAAATGTACTTATATATCAAGTAGTTAGCTAAAAAAACTTAGGGTTTTTATGAAGAATGTTGTAAGATAAGGGTTTAAGGAGCATAAAAAAATTTCAAATATGGAGCAAAAAATAGCAAAAAAAGACAATAAACCTATAAAAAAAGTGGGACGTAAACCTATTAATATTGATATTGCAAAAGTTGAAGCTCTTGCCTCTCAGAACATGGGAGTCATGGAAATTTGCCGTACTCTCGGCGTTGGTTGGGATACTTTCAATAAAAATCGTAAACGTAAGACGGAATTATCGGACGCATATGAGAGGGGGAGAGCAAAAGGATTAGAGAGAGCCACATTTAGATTGATGGAGCAAATAGATGATGGCAACTTTCAAGCGATACAATTCTATTTAAAAAATACAGACTCCGATAAATGGAAGGATCGTCAAGAAGTAGTTAATGCCACTATAAATTTAAATGATGTTCTAAGCGGTGCAAAAGATAGACTCGGCGACTCTATGGCGACTATAAAGAAACCCAAAGTTATAAACGCTGTTAAATCAACAGATATAGACTCGGGACATCTGGTAAATAATCAGAACGATATAAAAAACAATGATAATAAGGGTGATTAGCTAATTCACATAAAAGGCATTACCGCTAATAGCAAGGGTTCGCCCATGATTTGATTTGCTCATGCTCCGAGCATAAACAATCATACCCCCCCTTGCATTTTTTCGCACGGGTATATTACGTGTAACTGTTGAACTAATTTTTTTTAATTTTTTTTGAGTAGAATATGAAAGAGGCAATAACTGGAATGATAGAAATACTAACCATAGCTGGACTTGGTAATCTTTTATTATTTATAATTTTGGTAAATATATGAAATACGGTGCTGAAGCTGAACAACAACTAATGACCGAAGTTTGGTCACCTCAAGTTGCTGATGATCCATACAACTTTGTAATGTTCATCTTCCCCTGGGGACAGAAGGACACCCCCCTCGAAGACTTTACAGGCCCAAGAGAGTGGCAGAAAAAAATTTTAAAAGATTTATCAATTCACATACAACGAAATAAAGGCGAAGTAACACCAGAGATGTTTAGACTCGCCGTTGCTTCTGGTCGTGGAATAGGAAAGTCTGCCTTAGTTGCATGGTTAATATTATGGATGCTATCAACCAGATTAGGCTCAACCATCATCGTCACCGCTAACACCGAACAACAGCTACGTTCAAGAACATGGGCGGAGTTAGGTAAGTGGCTAACACTCGCAATAAATAATCATTGGTTTTCTAAAACTGCCACAACCATAAAACCAGATGGTTGGTTTGAAGAAGCACTCAAAAGAGATTTAAAAATAGACACGGGTTATTATTACGCCCAGGCACAGTTATGGAGCGAGGAAAATCCAGATGCGTTTGCAGGAATCCACTCATCTTACGGAGTATGTTTGATTATGGATGAAGCCTCTGGTATTCCTGCTCCTATCTACTCTGTCTCCGAAGGTTTCTTCTCCGAACCTACTGAAAATCGTTTTTGGTTTACTTTCTCTAACCCCAGAAGAAACACAGGGCCATTCTACGAGAGCTTTACATCTAAGCGGAAGTTCTGGAACTTAGAACAAATAGACTCACGCACAGTCGAAGGTACTGACCAAAAACTATTCCAAACCATGCTCGAGCAATATGGAGAAGATTCTACAGTTGCTAGGGTAGAAGTAAGAGGCGAGTTCCCTAACGCTGACGATGACTCAGTCATACCAATGGAACTGGCAAGAAATGCTGTAGACAGAGATGTGGCACTAACAACCAAAGCACCTATTGTTTGGGGATTGGACGTTGCACGTTTTGGTGGTGATAATTCTGCACTATGTATAAGACAAGGTAATACTGTTCTTGAAATTAAGACTTTCAAATCGATGGATTTAATGCAATTATGCGGTGCAGTTAAAAATTTATATGACGACAGTACCGTCATTGAACAACCACAAGAAATACTTATAGACGTAATTGGTCTTGGTAGTGGAGTTGTAGATAGACTAGCTGAACAAAATTTACCAGTAAGAGGAGTTAATGTTGCTGAAGCACCATCGACTAAGAAAAACTATTTAAACCTAAGAGCTGAGTTATGGTTCGCAATCAAGGATTGGTTGGTGCTGCGTAATTGCCGACTTCCTAATGATGATGAGCTTGTATCAGAATTGGCAGCACCTAGTTATAAATATACATCAACTGGAAAAATAAAAATAGAGTCTAAGGACGAAATGAAAAAAAGAGGTGTTAAGTCTCCAGACAAAGCTGACGCACTTGCACTAACGATGGCAAGTTCCGCTGCAAGTTTTAGTGGTGGCGAGAACTTTTTAGGGTATAATTTCAAGAAACCCTTGACATCAAGAATAATCAGAGTGGGATAAATTTATGGAATACGACAAAGATCAAGAAATCGAAGAGTTACAAGTAGAAGATTCTTACAACGAAGAAGAACTGCAAGGCGTACTTAAATCCGAAATGGATGACGCTAAAGACTTTATCGACCAGATAGACGAAGACAGAGCTGATGCTACTGATTATTACCTTGGTAATTCTCCGACAGCACAAAGTTCTATGCAATCAGAATTTGTATCAACCGATGTTAGAGACAGCGTGCTATTTATGTTGCCTTCCATCATGCGTACATTTTTTGGTACAACCAAAATAGTAGAGTTTATACCTCACG